GAATACAAGACAGCGAGGTACACAGCATGACCAGAATGTACACAAAAGAAACTCTGAACGAGTTGGACGAGGATATAGAATACTACAAAGAAAAGTCTATAGAGTTACAGAAGTCTTGCTGGCATAAAGACAGATACAGTAATTATGCAGACAGGAATATCTTGAGACTAAAAAAACTAAAAAAACTTCTGGAACTTAATCTTGAGGTAGAGACATACGGACAGCCAAACTTTGGTATGGTGCTAGTTAATAAAAAGTTTGTTGTTTGTTTGCTTGAAAACAAGTGGAGAGTGGTACATAAAAATGTTTGGTACAAACACAAAGATGATGTAAGTCACTTCGTAAGAAAATATGTCAGAGAGGATGATAATGAAACTAACACTTGATGTAGAGAACACAGTCACCAAGCGTGACGGCAAGATACACCTTGACCCGTTTGAGCCAGATAACACGCTGGTCATGGTGGGTATGTTGACAGACCAAGGGCAGTGCCTGACGTTCCCCTTTGACCACGCTGACCGTCCCAATCAGGACAACTACTACGAGCGTGTGCAGATGATGTTGGACGAGGCCACTGTGCTTATATGTCACAACGCAGCACACGACTTGTTATGGCTGTGGGAGTCTGGCTTCAAGTATGACGGCCCGGTGTTTGACACGATGCTGGCAGAGTATGTCATGCAGCGTGGGGTTAAAGAGCCGCTGTCCCTTGAAGCATGTGCAGAGCGTTACGAACTGGATACAAAGAAGCAGGATACTCTCAAAGAATATTTTGCCAAGGGTTATAGCACCCGTGACATTCCGTACAATGAACTGACCGAATATCTAATTGCTGACCTTGAGGCTACGCAGCAGCTTGCTGATAAACTGATGTATCGCCTGAACACGACACAAGACAGTGGCCTGATGGGTACTGTTGACCTGACCAATCAGGTGGCAGTGTGTCTGGCACGTATGTATCAGCGTGGGTTCAAGGTGGACATGTCCGCACTGCAAACTGTGCAAGCGGAGTTTGAGCAGGAGCGTAGTGACCTGATTAATAGTCTGCAAAGCCATGTCAAAAAGCTGATGGGGGATACACCTATCAATCTTAACAGCCCGGAGCAGCTTGGCTGGGTGGTGTATGGTCGCAAGGTTATTGACAAAGCAGAGTGGGGTCAGAAGATTGACCCATACATGGATGGCCCTGACTTTAATAATATGGTGCAATACGGCACGGAACTTATCTACAAAACCAAGGCAGAGCAGTGCAGCACATGCAAAGGCACCGGCCAAGCCTACAAGACACGCAAAGATGGTAGCCCGTTCAGTCGTCCACACAAGTGCAAAGACTGCAATGCACAAGGCTATATCTTCAAGCCTACATCTACACGGGCAGGACTGCGCTTCAAGCCGCCATCAGCCAAGTGGCTTAGTGCCAATGGCTTTAGCACAAGCAAGGGCAACCTTGAGACTTTGGAGAAATCAGCACGTGTCAAAAATATGACAGATGCCGTGGAGTTCCTGTCAAAAGTTCGACGCCTGTCTGCCGTGGAAACATACCTGTCATCTTTTGTGGAAGGCATCCGCACCCACACCAAGAGTGATGGCAAGCTGCATGTTCGTTTGTTGCAGCATCGCACGGCTACTGGTCGTTTCTCTGGCGCAGACCCCAACATGCAGAACATGCCGCGTGGTGGTACGTTCCCTGTCAAGAAGGTTTTTGTGTCACGGTTCAATAATGGCAAGATTATGGAAGCCGACTTTGCACAGTTGGAGTTCCGCACTGCCGCATATTTATCACAGGATGGAGTTGCAATTGAGGAAGTATCTACTGGATTTGATGTACATGCGTATACCAGTAAAGTTATTACTGATGCTGGTCAGCCTACAAGTCGCCAAGAAGCGAAGGCGCACACGTTCGCACCTCTTTATGGCGCAACGGGCTTTGGGAGAACGCCAGCGGAGGCAGAATATTACACACACTTCACGCAGAAATACAAAGGGATTGGGCTATGGCACTCCCGATTGGCTAAAGAAGCTATAAACACGGGCAAGATTACCACGCCGTCTGGTCGTGAGTTTGCCTTCCCGAATGTCGTGCGTAAGTCCAGCGGCAGAGTGTCGCACTTTACGCAGATAAAGAATTATCCTGTGCAGTCATTTGCAACAGCAGACATTGTGCCTATCGCATTGTTGCACATAGATAAACTGCTTGACGGTATGCAGTCTTGTGTGGTAAACACTGTGCATGACTCTATTGTCATTGATGTTCATCCAGATGAAGAAAAGAGAGTTATTCAAATAATACAAGAGACTAACGATGCATTGCCTGACTTGATTGCCATACGTTGGGGGTTGGCATTCAATGTTCCTCTGGAACTAGAAGCAAAAATTGGCCCCAACTGGCTTGACACCAAAGATGTGTCGTGATATAACTATGGTTTTCAAACTCAAAGGAAGGAGTATAAAATATGGAATTGACCACCATTGATACTAACAACTATGCCATGATGGCGAAGGCTATGGGCATGGCGGCAGAGGTTTCTGACAAGAAGAGCAGCAGCCTTCCCCGTCTGCGCATCAACCATTCTCCCATCATTGGTTCAGATAAAGTGCTGGTAAAGGCTGGCACATTCCGTCTGGAAGTTCCAGATGGCCCCATCTACTATGGGGAGTCTGCGGTAATTCGTCCCTACATGCAACGCTTCATGTACAAGCGTTTCATCAAAGGTATGGGTGATACCCCCAACCGTTACGTTAAGACTGTAATGGCTGACAACCTGAACATGGACCTGAAAGATAATGACGGTGGGTTTAACTGTGGTAAACCGGCTGGGTACATTGAGGATTTCAAAGCCCTTCCGCAAACCATGCAGGACTTGATTCGTCAGATTAAGCGGGTACGTGCGGTATTCGGGACGATTGAACTTGTCAACGCCGTCACACCAAAAGGTGAATCTGTAGAGGTGGATGTTCATCCATTTATCTGGGAGATTGATAACCGTGATGCGTTCAAAGAGGTAGGCAATGTCTTTGCTAAATTGGCAAAGATGCAGCGTTTGCCTGTGCAGCATGATATTGCTCTTAATACCGTGCAACGCGAGTTGCCAAACGGCAACAGCTTCTACCTTCCTGCGGTTGCACTCAACCTCAACAATACCTTGAGTATTGAAGAGACTGAGCATAGCATCTTCAGTGACTTCCTTTCTTGGATTGAGAATTATAATACCTACATTCTCAACGCTTGGACTGACAAGGCCAATGAGAAAATGGAAGAGGACGATATTGATGTGGTCGATGACTTGGTTGATATCGAAGTTGAAGAGGTAGCACAATGAAACACCCCGCTGAACTGGCGTTACATCAATACATGGAAAACGCTTCCAATGGTAAGTCCACCATGTCCGTAGAAACTATTCAGCAAATAGGACAGGATGTAAAGTGCGCACTTGCACGTCAGTTTGGCGGGGGCAACAAGCGTGATGGGTTTGGTCTGCGCATGTCAAATGTGGGCAGACCAACCTGTCAACTCTGGTTTGAAAAGAACGAACCAGAGAAAGCGTTGCCTCTTCCCACTACATTCGTTATGAACATGATGCTTGGAGACATCGTAGAAGCTGTCTTCAAAGGTTTGTTAAAAGAAGCGGGGGTGAAGTATGAGGACAATGAAAAGGTTACTCTTAAACTTGACGATGATACATCCGTCGATGGCACTTATGATATTGTTATTGATGGTGCTGTTGATGATATTAAGTCAGCATCAAACTGGTCTTACACAAATAAGTTTGAATCCTTCGACTCTCTTAGACAGGGTGATGCTTTCGGGTATGTAGCACAGCTTGCCGGTTACGCCAAGGCTGCTGACAAGAAAGCAGGTGGATGGTGGGTAGTGAACAAGGCCAATGGTCAGTTCAAGTATGTGCCAGCCACAGGCATTGATGTTGACAAAGAAGTATCCAACATCAAGCAAACTGCAGACACAATAAATGAGAATAGGTTTGAGCGTTGCTTTGATGCTCTACCTGAAACATTTAGAGGTAAGGAGACAGGTAACAAAGTTATTGGCACGGAGTGTAGCTTCTGCCGATTTAGGTTTGCCTGTTGGCCTAGCTTGGAAGAGCGTCCATCCATCATGTCAAAAGCAAAAGACCCAAAGATGGTTGGTTACGTAGAAATAAATAATGCCTAATTATAAAGCATTTCGTGCGGCACGTAAGTATGGGTACAGAAGTGGACTAGAGCATAAACTATCTGTCTATCTTGATGAACTCAAAATCTCATACGACTACGAGAAACTAAAGATAGAGTGGGAAGACCTTGCGTACCGCACATACACTCCTGACTTTGTTCTGAATAATGGCATCATTATTGAAACAAAGGGTATGTTTACCGCAGCCGACAGACGAAAGCATTTAGCTGTCAAGCGGCAACATCCACAACTTGACATTCGGTTTGTGTTTGAGAATAGTAGACGCAAGCTGAGAAAAGGTGCCAAGTCAACTTATGGACAGTGGTGTATAAAATATGGTTTTAGATATTATGACCGCATCATACCAGAAGATTGGTTGAAAGAAAAAGGTAAGAATAAGCATCCAAAGTTTATTAAGTTTAGTGGAACAAAAGTGAAAAGGAGATAACATGATAGAGAAAAAATTTAACAACGAAGATATTGTGGTTCGCATCCGGCCAAAGATGGATGGCAGGGACTACGAGTGGACAGGCGAGATTGACATCAGCATTATCTCTTTTCCTGACAATCCACTTGATGATGAGGACTACTCACAACTGATGCACTTTACTAAGATGATGTGTGCCTCTGTGCCTATCATGGAAAATAGTCAGGTGTTGAGAGATGCAATCCATGACTATGTTATGGAGATGGAAGACGCAAAAGAAGAAGAAGAAAAAGAAGAGAACACCCTTGTAATTACTGGTGAGGATGGCAATATAGTACACCTAGACTTCAGCAGTAAGACGAAAGGGAGTGCATAATGAGACACGAGGCATACATGAAACAGCGGCGTGAACTAGAAGATATGGTCAATAGTCCAGCACATTATAACAAGGCTGGCATTGAGTGCATTGAGGCTATTCGCGCAGCTACAGGAGATGGTTATGAATATTATCTGCAAGGTAACATTATGAAATACCTATGGCGTTATCGCTACAAGAATGGTACAGAGGACTTAGAAAAAGCACAGTGGTATCTTAGCAAGCTGATAGAGGAAGTAGAAGGCTGCTACGATGAGAGTTAAGATTTATATAGCTGTCGATATAGACCCGGAAGATTATCCTGTTCCTGCTGACGGGGATGTGACAGAAGAATTAGAAGAGTACATGTATGACATGTTTTACGATATTGATGGAGCAGAAATTATAAACATCAAAACAAAAATGGAGTGATATGATGAACAACTATTTGCCTACAGACTACCAAACATTTATTGCTACATCCCGTTATGCGCGTTGGATTGAAGACGAACAGCGCAGAGAGACGTGGAGCGAAACTGTAGCACGGTACTTCGATTATATGGAAGGCCACCTTGCAGACAAGTATAGCTATGTTTTGTCAGATGAATTACGCGCAGAACTTGAAGAGGCTGTGCTTAACCAAGACATCATGCCAAGCATGAGAGCATTAATGACCGCCGGTCCCGCGCTTGACCGTTGTCACGTCGGCGGTTACAACTGCTCCTACGTACCAGTGGATAATCCTCGTGCCTTTGACGAGACGATGTATATCCTCATGTGCGGCACTGGTGTAGGCTTCTCTGTGGAACGCCACAATGTTGAGAAGCTGCCAATCGTCAACGAGACTATGCATGACACGGATACTGTCATCAAAGTTGGCGATTCTCGTCCGGGCTGGGCCAAATCCCTGCGTGAATTAATTTCGCTCCTTTACGCAGGGCAAATCCCAAAGTGGGATACCAGTGAGGTACGCCCCGCTGGTGCGCGTCTGAAGACGTTTGGGGGTCGCGCTAGTGGCCCAGCCCCTCTGGAAAACTTGTTTAACTTCTGCATCAAGAAGTTCAAAGGTGCTGCTGGCCGTCGCCTCTACCCTATCGAATGCCATGACATCATGTGCAAAATCGGTGAGGTTGTAGTTGTCGGTGGCGTCCGTCGTTCTGCTTTGATTAGCCTATCTAATCTTAACGATGACCAGATGGCACATGCAAAGTCAGGTCAGTGGTGCTC